TTCAGGTAGTAGCCGGAATTGTTGTTCTGCGAGGCGAAGGTGCCATTAAACCAGCAGTCAGCAATGCCCGAAGATGCGGCGTTGTTGTAATCAATGTTGTAGCCGTAGCCGTTGTTGCCGAATGACTGGGTGTGATTGGAGAAGTGCGGACAAGTACCCTGCCAGCTCGACCAACCAGAGTTAAGCGTCAGATCAAAGCCGTTTCCGCCGTTCTGCTCTGATAGAAAGCCTCTAACTTCCCACTGGTTAGTCTTATTGGTTTGGTCAGGAGTGAACTGGACGCCGTTGGAGACGTTGTATTCGGCTATTCCGTCGAAGAGTTCTGAGTAAGTGACCCAACCAAGGTTAAAGCCGATGTAGTTGTTGGCGGAACGGACATCGTAAATCTTCAGTCGGTCGCATCCGCCGCAGGTGACAATTCCATCTCCCCCGGCAATCGGTGTTACCGTGTGTTCAACGTCGAAGTCATACAGTTCGACATTGTTTCCCGTGATTGACAGTATCGGTTGGTTGTTGGTACCGCACTTGAGCAGCGTGCCGTTAACTCCGTGGCCGACCAGCTTCACCTTGGCAGGGACAGAAATATTGCAGGCCGTGGTTGTGCCCGGTGGCAGGATGACAGTGCAGCCAGAGCCGGGATTGTTGGCGCAGTCGTTGATGGCCGCCTGTATGCCCAAGGCTGCTGCCGACTTGAAGTAGTTGATCCGATTAACCAGAAGGTTGGAGGTAGAAGTCTGGTTGATGGTCTGATCTACTCCGGCTCCCGGCGAAAGCAGGACCGCTCCACCGCCCGAAGTCGAGCAGCCAGAGTCTTTCAGGTTGCCGCTCGCGTCCTCGCAGACAATCGTTCCGTTACCGCCTGAGAGTCCGCTGGAGCTGACAAACTTGGTCGCGTTCCCGGTCGCGGGAATCTGCGAAGTCGAAATCGTCCCTGAAATCTGCGAGAACGAGTAATCCCCTGTCGCCGGAACTACAGCGCCGATCCGCCCATTGAAGGAATTGACCAATCCAGACGGCAGGCAACCCGTTCCCCCACCGGCGCATTGCAGTGACGAGGTGACGGTTGCCGGAGTAGAGCAGAGCCCGGCCAGAAAAGAGCTGAGAATTGAGAAGTCATTATCCGCGATGGTGAAGCCGTTGGCTGAGTTATCAGGAGGAATCGTGATTGAGCCGCAGGCCGGCACCGATTGCCCGAAAGCCAGCGACACCGGCAGAAAAATCAGCAGGAAAAGAAAGCCAAGTTTTCGCATGGGTAGATTTTGGAGTTAGTAAGTTACTTGCGTGGTAGCCAGCACCGGCTCACCCGCCTGGTCGAAGGCTATGATCACTTGCCAGAGCGTATTAGCCTGCTGATAGTCGTTCAGAATCAGCGGGGTTTGCGGCGAACCGTGCCACGCGGCATAGTTCAGCGTGCCATTGTCGTTGGCGGTGACTGCCCAGAGATTCCCGCTCGGATCGGGCAACACAATCTGCGCCTGAGCTTCCGACAGACCGGTGAGCAAGCCCAATCCCGGGGCCGGATCGCCTGAAACCCGTAATTCGTCGTGGAAAATCCAGTCATCCTCCCGTGAAACGGGAGGCCCGATGCGGTCTTTGATTACCGGGGCTCCGTCGTCATCCAGAAATGCCGATGACATCTCATAAATTGCGCCTGAGCGCCAGTCCTGTACCAAGTGTTTGCGGAAGGCGAAGGCGTGATTCCGCGCCAAATGGGCATATTTCAGGCCGGTTTTCGGATCGGTCCAGTCCCATTCATGCCAGAGTCCGGTAGAGACATCGAGTACATGGGTTGCGCCTCGCCCATTGTTGGCCGAAGGAAAGCGCGACACCCATAATGTGTGGCCGAACTCCTGAAAAGCGAAACATTCAACGTCTCTCCAGTCTGAATAGCCTTGCACCATGTATTCCACGGAGTGATTCGAAACTCTGGCAGGCTGATAGCCTTCTGCCCGAAACGCCATCATGGCGCCGTGCTCGTTCTGGCCCCACCAGAACACTGTGTTATCGAGTTTCGTCCGGCCCCACGTCGCCGCGGCGCCAATTTCCATGTACGCGCCGGGCAGAACGTCATAGATATTCAGCGAGCCTGAATCGTAATGCCCGATGCTGGCCTTCGGTCCTCCAACAATCAGTTCCCGGTGGTCGATGATCATGGTGGTGATATTGTCGGGGAATACTGAAGTTTGGTTGACCTGCAGTCCGGGCCAGGTATTGCCGTCGAGCAGTGCGGAAATCTGGAATTTGCCTGAATCTGCCAGCAGGGCCACAAAATAGCCGTCTGCGTAACCAACCATGCCGACCTTGCCTAACAGGCCTGACGGCTGGGTAACTTGATTCGCTACCATGTCCAGCAGGTAGACCGTTCCACCGGATGAGAGCACTATCTGATTTGCCTGATTCCCCGCGAATGAGGCGGGCAAGCCGTCATTGGCTAGCAACTGATATAGCTGGTTGGTTGTTCCGTCCGCATAGACTTCGTAGAGGCTACCGCCGCCAACTGAAAAGAATCGGCCTTTGTACTCACACGAGCCTCGCCCCGGTCCTTCGCCCAGCGTTGCAAACTTCTTGAGTCCTGGACGGATATTGAGCTGGAATCCGCTCTTGGCCTGCCCACCCTCATCCCGCTCCGGGATGTAATTGATGCACCTCTCCGAATCCGCTACCGGAGAGCGAGAAGCGTAAGTTGGTCCGACTAAGCCGAAGCGTCCCATTTAGTAGAGTGCGCAATAACTTCCGCGCTTTATCGTCACAGCATCGCCCGATGTAGCAGTTGAAACCATGACGTTGAAAACGGTCGGTGAGGCATTCGACGGTGCTTCAACCGTTCCGTCTAGGTACGCATTCCAGATGGTAGTGATTGCACTGGGCGTGGCCGAGACTACGTTGGTTGCAGTAGTAGTCGCCAAGCCTTGCAAGTTTCCGTAAGTCTGCGCAGTGGTGTTGGTAGAGATGATTCCCGAGGCGTTGATTTGTGTTGGAGCTGTGGTAGCGCCTTGCACTCCAAACGCTACTGCTGCCGTAGCCGTGCCCTGCGAATACTGCAATGCGCAGTGGAAAGAGAAATTGACCGCCGTAGATACCGGAAGAGTCCAACTCAAGCCTGTGATGGTTTGCAGGCTGGTATTGGCGGCCGTGGTGAAGTCGGCAGTTACAAAGGTTTTCATACCGGAAGCTATCAACCCGGTAGTTTGCGTTGCTCCGGTACCAATTCCTACCAATCCAGGACCGGCGCTATTAACGGAAGTGTTTGCCGTTGTGGTGGCGTCACTAGAGCTGTTGCTGAATGCCAGCAACCCATTCGACGGCATCTGGATTTTGGGCGTGCCTGCCACTAAGTTTATGATGCACTTAGTGCCATTGGTCACACAGGGAGAGTTGGCGGCTTGCCGCATAAAGCCGCCCGTGGTGTCGCCCGCGAACACGATGCTAGCTGCAGTTACCGAACCTGCCGGAACCGTGACCTTAGTGGTGAATGCTGGACTGTCGGTGTAAACCACATTCCCGGTTCCGCTTTCGTCGCTCAGCACGGCTGCTAGCTGCGCCGAAGTCATCGCGGCCAGCTTCGTACCGTCAATGGTCGCAGTGCCGATGGTGGTGAATGAACCACCACTGGTAAACTTGACACAGTTGGACGTTCCTAAAGCGCAGAACTGAACTACGTCATGGGTGGTAGATGCACCGGATGAAACCTGGAACAGCGGCCCGGTTGCGGCGTTCGAGCCAGACGAAGAGATACTTACTCCGAATCCCGCGCCCCAGTTGCCCGACATATTGAAGTTGAGCGTGTTCGCGCCCATGGTGAAGGCTTTTACTGCTGCCGGATCCAGCACCGCATCGAGGGACGGCGCTGAACCAGAACCGCCGCCCGGGTTGACGATCTGCCCCCAAGCTGCCGCCGAGAGCAGAAGCCAGAAGAATAAGGTTTTCATGGAAGTTGTGTTCTCAGTATTCGAGTGTGTAGTAAACCGTGCCCTGGATTGACCCTGCTGCCGATTCGTTCAAGACAAATGCCGAGCCTTTGGGAACAATCGCCCACGGAGTGCCAGTACAAGACGCGGTATGTGATCCGCCCGCCGCTTTGAGCAGATAGGCACCGGAGATTGCCGTCGAGCCTTCTTTAAGCGTGACGTTTTCATCCTGCGTGGCATGGCTGTTGACCAGAAACCACTGCCAGACAAAGATGCGTTTGTTGGGATCCGACGCAATTACCGTATTGTCGCCGTTAGATGTGGCATTGACTGCCCCGCGAATTGCGACTGCCGGGCAGGAGCTGGATCTCGAAGCCTGACCGAAAGCAGCCAGCGACAGTAACGCAATGACGATTAGTTGTTTCATGGAGTTATTTCCTTGGTTTCTTGGGTTCAGGCTTAGGCCGCAACTCGAAAACTGGGGCGACAAACTCTTTTCCGAAATAAGCGCACTTAACATTGGCGCAAGCGACTACGCCATCGGGCAAATTGGCGAGCTTTTGGCCGCATTCGCATCCCAGCTCAACCGTGGCTTTCATGGGCGTGTGCCAGTTCCCCAATCGGTCGTTCCGCCGTACTCAATCTCTCCCTGGCGAACCTTGATGTATTGGGTTTGGCTGGCAGTCGTAACTTCAATGACCGTCACAATTCCATGCATCCACACATCAAGCCCGGTTATGGCTTGTCCGCTTAATCCCGTTCCGACCAACAGATTCTTTCTCGTGTTTATTGCCGACTTACTGGGTGCCATTTATGCCGCCTTTGATCCGCCTGGTTGACGGAGTAGAAATTCGTGAAAGTTCCCCGGATATGGCTTGTCCCCATCCCAGTGGGTTATCGTGATGTCCGGTACGCACCACACTTTTCCGCCTATATCGTTCCAGTTGCGACAAAATGCCGCGTCTTGACCCCACCATGCGCCCTTGTAAGCGCCGTGGTTGAACAGGTCTATGTGGGTAGGACCGAATTTCAGGTTGGGGTAAGCCTTGGTAAATTTCTCGACAGCTTTTCGTGTCACCTTCATGAAGCCGGTGGGCAGCCAAACCGCATGTAAGCAGCCGTCTTGGCGAACAATGGGCCGATTATTCTGGTCCGTATGAATTACGCCCATGTATTCTTCGCGCTCTTCCTTGAAGCGATAGGTGGCTCCTACGACATTGCCCGGAGTCTCGATTAACTTCAGCAGGTCATTTGGTTCCCATGACATGTCGTAGTCGATGTAAACCAGTATTTCTGCGCCCGACTCGATTGCGCTGGCGGTAAGATTCGCCATTGCGTTGGAGATGTATGAATTCTTGAACTGAAGGGCCAGGCCATCCTCGATTCCGGCGGCATGAAGTGCCGGAACCGAGGCGGCGAGACTTTGCTTGTAGTGTTCGGTTAAACCTACAAGCGATGGCGTGCAGACAACTACTTTCACTAGCTGCCCTTGGACAGTCCTAGGCCGTTCAGGATGTTCAGGATTTCCTGAATCTGCGCGACCTGGAGTGAGCCGAACGAGGCAGAAGTTACAACGTTCGAGCTGGTTTGAAGTGAAGAGCTACGCTGACTTACCGGCGTTGCTCCGTAGAAACTGATGACATCCGTGGCGGACTGACCAAGGCCAGTACCGCCAGGATTCAGGTCACTCAACTGCTTAACTGGTAAAGTCACTTTCTTTCTCCTGAATGTGGGATATGGGGCGAGTGGGCCCGCCCCATTCGGTTACTAGCCGTCAGCATGGATTCTGCAAGCTAACTGTGGACGGATCGTCTTGTACCCGTACAACACGTCAATACGGCAAGGAACTTTGTCGTTCGTGATGTCGTACTGACGGGCGATTCTCATGGAAATCCCGTCCATAACTTGACGCGATCCCCACGCTCCGAACTTACTAACATCAACCAGGTCGGCAGTCACAAAAGTGAATGCGTCCGGGTGATAGATCATGGATTGGGTGTAAGTCTCACTAGCTCCCGCGCCAACCTTGGTCACCGCTCCACCGTTGGTCGGATAGCCAGTTACGTTCTGGGTTGCCCCAGAAACGGTCAACGCCGGCGAAACAGCCAATGAAGTCGCACTGGCGCCGGAGTTGGCAGTTACAACAAATTGCTTCAGATACCCTAAGTCAGATTTTGTTTCTGGATGTACGGCGTTGGATCCCGCAAAAGTGACCACGTCCCCGACAAGGAAAGTGGTACTTCCAGTCTGAATCGTAATTGTTGAACCCGACTGGGTTGCACCATTCACCGTGTAGCCTGTTGACTTAGCCGCGGTTCCGGTTGTGTCCTGCGTCAACAGGGTGTTGACATAGAACGTGCCGACGCCGGCCATGCGTCCCAGGCGGCCTTTGCGGAAGTTGCCGGAAAGCCCGTCCTGCGGATTGAACAAGCCCTTCAGCGCATCCACCAACTTGGTGTTGTGTGTCGGGCAAAGCAGGGCCACTCGTTCGCCATCGTCAGGAGCCAGAGACTCGTCGAGTTTCTGACCGGCCTGCATGGCGTTCAGGAAAGAGATCACAGCAGCATCGTTGTCGATCATGTTGTAAACGTCTTTCCGCATGTTCAGCGCGTCAGCTTCGATTTCCGAGGCCAGGCGAGCCATAGCCGGTTTCAGGTAGCGGGCCGAGAATTCGTCGAGCGTCAAGGTCAGTTCAACGGAACTGAAATTGATGTCAACGCCCTTCTGGGTTGATACCGTGAGAGTCTGGCTGGACTCGGTTACGTCCTGCACCTGGAGAACGGCGCCAGAGCGGACAGTGAATTGGTTAGGGTTGCGGATGGTCAGCGTGGGACCGATCTTACCGCTCGGTGACGCGCCTTCGTTGGCAAACTGATTGTCGTATTGGCGATTAATCGAGCCAATGAAGTTCAGGTTCGCGTGCAATACGCGCAGAGCTTCTTTGGTGATAATCGTGGGTGATAAAAGACTGTTACTCATGCTCTCCCTCGTTTGGGAGAGCGGGTCATCGAAGCGACTCAGCCCGATCTTCTGGGGGAGCCGCTTTGGTATCCCGCTCTTGGCCCACTATTCCGGGGCCGAGGATTATTTAATAAGCTAAGCCTCTTGCTCTCCGTTCGGCGGTACGCTTTGCGGCCCATTCGTCCGCATTCATCGTCTCGTCGTTGACATCAAAGGCACCCGAAGCCCTGGCCGATACCGGTTGCGGCGGCGGCGGTGCTTTCGTAGTGACTTTGGGTGGTTCAGCAGCAGGAGTAACAGCAGCAGCTTTGGCCGGCTTAGTGAGGACTTTATCCCTCACATGGACAGCTTCAACTACCGCCTGAAGAGGATCGCTCTGAGAGAGCTCGACAAGTTTCTGTAATTCGTCTGGGTGCTGGCCGAGATAGTGGGTTACTTCCTTCCATTCGGGCCCGCTGCCTAAAATCTGCGATACAGGAGCGCATTCAGGGCGTGTAGCGAGTTCGCCAACAACCAATTTGACTGATTCCTTGAATCCGGGCATCAGTTTCTCGGTTTCGTCAACGACGCGCTGCAGTTCCTGGTTGCGTATTTCCTGCAACAGTTCTTGCTTGAGTTCTTCGCTTCGCTGGGCTTCGTAATCAGCCATCGCTTTGTCGAATTCTTCGACTGTCCCAGCGAATGTGGATAAGACTGGCCTCTGCGGTTTCGGTTTGGCGGTTGACGACTCCGCCGTTACGTCAGATTTGGGAGCGGGGGACGATGCCGCTTTTACGTCCGGTTTCTGCGCTGCCTCAAGTTGTTTGACTTTGGCAAGCAATTCCCGAATCCGCTTGGTGGCTTCTTTTCCACTGAACGATTCTTCTTCCGTTTCCTGCTTGGGTTCCCCAGTTCCCGATTCTGGAGTCTCTTTTACGGGTTCCGCCGTCTGTTCCGGCGCGGCAGCAGGGGCCGATTCCTGCGCATTCGGCTGAACTTTGGGTGCAAATCTGCCCTTTTCGTCGCGCCCCGTATCGGGCTTCGCCTCAGTCTTAGGCGGCTCGGGCGGTTTGGGCAGTTCTCCTGTTTCTCGCCACTTGGTAAATCCGGCAAGATCGTCAGGGATTAAACTCTCATCAATCGGTTGCGGTGTAACTACGTCCATCATTTCTTCTCCGGTTTCGGCGCCAGTTTGGCGGCCTGCTCTTGCTGGATCAGTGCTTGACTTCCCGCCTGCTCTCCCTGTTCAAGGGCATGCGCCTGCGCTTGTTCGCCTTCGACAAGTTTGTGGCCGTGGGCCTGTTCTGCCTGCTGCGAGGCCGCATGTGCGTCCGCTGCCCCAAGTGCCGCTTCGTGAGCCCGTTGTTCGCGGGAGAGCTGCGCTTCATTGGCTTGCACTGTCAGCTTGTTATTGAGGTCGAGCTCCAGCTTCAGCCGTTCGCGCTCGTTCTGGGCCTTGGTATTGATTTCCGCTACGGCTATTTGCGTCTCTGAATGCAGCCTCTCAATGGCGAACTTGGCGTCGTTTTCGACTTTCTTGGTGCGGATCTCTTCCGTGGCTTCCTGCAGCGCTTGGGTCAGCTGCTGGTGCTGCATCATCAGGTTCTGCAACTGTGCCTGTGCCGCTTGGAGCTTCGATTCTGCCGAGCCGTCGCTGTCGTCAACCAATCCCGGGTGTAACAGACCGATAATCTTCTTGAACCTGTCCTTTAGCTGGTTGGCGCCCGCCATGTCAGAGTTTCCGAAGAATATGTCTCCTACCATCATCAGCAACTGGGGATTTCCGCCGATAACCTGGCTCATCATGTCGAAGGTTTCTAGCCGCTTAGTAGACCAGCCGCGTCCCATTGTGACGGCGACATCATATTTGCCGACTTTGAAATCATGGTGGTACGGGTTTCCGCTATCGTCTTGTGCTGGCTGGTTGATCGTGATCAGCTTGGCGGTTTCGTCCTCGCCCAGAATGTTGATAATTCCCGGCCAGTCGTAGTATTTCGGGATCGCATCGGCCAGAATGTCGCCGCCCTTCTTGAACGCGCGCTCGAGGTTGTCCATGAAGTGCAGATTCGTTGAGGCTGACTGCTGCTGGCGTTTCTGGAGAGCTATGCCACTTTGTTCGTTCGATTGCTTGCCGAGAGATGCGTCAAAGATGCCGGAAATTGACTTCTGATCATCAATAAGCTGTGCCCGGAACTCAGACAGAGCCTGAATAGGTGGCTCGAATGTCTGTCGCTGCGGTGGCGGAACTGGCTTACCTTGCACATCTACGGTTTTGTACTCAACATACGGCCGCAGGGTGGTATTGATTGTCTGCCACTCTTTCTCATGGCCCGCAGCAAAGCCCTCTGGGCCAATGAAAGGTGAAATTGGGGCCGTCGCCAAGGTTTCGGCAATGCGAGTCTGCACATAGTTCATCAACTTCTGGGGGTCGCGCATGAAGCGGATGAGGGAAAAGAGCATTGGCTTGCCCTTTTTCATGATCATCTTGCCCAGAACCGGCACAATCGGGATGCAGTAGCCGAGCCATTTGGTTTCTGTGTCCGGTAGCTTCTCAAGTCCGTTGATCTTGCAGAAACTTACGTGATTCTTGACGATTTTGCGGGAGCCGCTCTTGTTTTCAGTTATCTCCTGCTTGACATCCCAGTATTCGGCAATGCGAATCGTCTCAGTTCCAACCCACTCTCCGGCTCTGCGGTTCGCTTCCTCGAATCCCAGCGAGGCGAGCTCAGTTTTGGGGTAGAGCGTCATGTACTCGTCTTTGGGCATGTCCTCGGTAACAAATGCGTACATCGGCTCGCGCCCAAAGCAGGCTGGATACAGAATCCCGTAAACGGCAAATGGGTCCAGAACCGGGACAATCTTCAGGATTTGCTCGTCGCCATCGTCGTCGTCATAGTCAGGAAGGAAGCGGAAGTAGCCGAATGACCCTCCGGCGCCGTAATCCAAGGCAGTTTCAAAAGCCACTGCAGCATCGGAGTCATATTGAATAGCCCGCGCAAGCCCTTCCAGTACCTCTGCAGTATCTTTGCTGGCTTCTTTGCGGGGATTGAACTTGATTTGTGGCTTGTTCAGCCGTGCTTCGTTGGCAACCTGCTGCACGAAAGTAGGCAAGCGGTTGTCAACGTGTGCCGGCCTGTTTGCCTGCTCTCGCTGAATCTTTAGTTGCGGATCCCATTGGTTGCCTGAGAGGAAATCTAGGTCTAACTCGGCCTCTTTGCGGATTTCGCGCTCATCATCCTGGCAAGCCTTGAAGCGCTTGCGGGCTGTGCCCATGAAATCCAGTGGAACTTCGGTGCGGGGCTCCACTTAGCGGGCTTTGCCTTTCTTTACATCCTTGGCGTGCTTTACCGCCATAGCTTTGCCCTTGGCCGTCTCTTTGTTGCCGCGCATCGCGCCTATCTTGTTCAGCGTGCCATAGATGGCATGCGGGTTGTTGCCGTACTCGGCTTTCAGTTTGTCCTCAAGGAATTTAGGCAAGTTACTCTCCCGTAAAGTAGTTCCACAGCCTGCGAGTCGTGCTCATTACGTTGGTGCTCATTACCGCCGGATCGGCCTCCATCAACAAGTTAGGCGTGTTTAGGCCCTGAATCGCGGCCTTAGATTGTGCGGCCAGCGCAACCGGGGCAAATGGTTGAGTCTCAGGGAAGTCGCCGGTTAGCTCAACTGCCAGATTGAACCGCAGGGCCCGCTCATATCCTGGAGGAAATGTTAGCGCCGCTTTCAGGCTGGGAAATGTCGGCAATGCCTGCCAGGTGAACAATTCGACCTGGAGCCCTGAGCCGGGTACGCCCCAGAAGCTAAGAGTGGACAGCGGAAATGCGCCATCATTGTAGAGCTTACGCGGAATTGTGCTTGGAATCGCCCGAGCGCTTATGTAGGCCCACTCGTCGTCGTTAATAAGGGCGATTGACAGCCTTACCTGCGGGTTGTTCTGTGCCAGGATGATATTCGCGTTCTGGATAGCTATTGGTCGGGCTGTATTGAAGTTCCCGCCCGGCCCAATGGTGTAACTCTGCTGGCCGGCTACCAGGTCGAATATCTGGGCGCTGATTGTGTAGATGCTGAGTCGTTCCGTATTCCATGACTCAATCATCTGGTTGAGTGCTCGTAAACCGGTTGCCGCATCTTCGGCGCTTGGAGTTTCATCCGAAGACACCACCTTAAGCATCCGCAATGCGCTGGTAATCAGGTCGAGGGCTGAACTCATGCGTTACCTGCTGACGGTAAAGCGTTGAAACTGTTCTTGCCTGTGCGGACTACGCGGTAATTCGCTCCCGGAAACTGCTGCTCGAAATGGTGCATGAATTCGGCGATGATCCTCTGGACTCCGTGCTCGGTGTAATCGCAGCCGGTTGGCGCACGAAACACAAAGGGCTCAGATTCGGAGCCGTCAGAGGTAAAGATTTTCAGGGTGAACTTTGAGGTCATGCCATCCAGTTATCGGAGCCGTACTGGGCGGTTGGGTAATTGTCCTTGGGTGGCGCTAGAATCTTGACCGCAAACGTCATTGCCAGCGCATCTCCCGAGTCGGGCGAGCTTAGGCCGCGTTTCTTCATGTCGTCTTTCTTTTCGAGCTGGATCTGCTGCTGGGCGGAAAAGCCATACTGTGGGCCGATTAAGTCCTGCTCGAGTTCGGGATCGTCGGGGATTGCGGCGCCGGCGTTGAGCCATTCACGCATTTCGCCCCAAATCTCGGCTCTGCGATTGAAGTAACGAGGACTGTTAAAAGCAGGTTTGCCACCATGAAACTCATGAAGCAGACGGCCAAAGCCGTGAAATTTAAGCTGATCAAAAACAGTGTTACCAATACCGTCACTGTCAACCACAACAGCTTGTATGTCGTTAGCTTGGATTTGCTCGATGACATGCGCTGTTACCTCTGCTGTGTCTTTGCCGCGGAACTTGGCGAGGATTGAGGCTTTTCGTCCTTGGCGGAGACAGAGAACGGTTTGGTCATCACCAAATCTCGCAACGTCGACGCCAAGTATTCTCGGGAATACATTCTGAGAATCTGCTTTATACTTTCGACAGAGCGCGACAACATCGGACGAGATGAACTGGTTGCTCCCGGCCCTCGGGAACTCTCCTCTAACACGAACTCGACAAAAGTCAGAGTCTTCGCCATAGTCGTTTACCCAGCTCTCAATCTGCTCTTTGTTGGTGCCTTCAACGGTTCGAGAGTCAATCTGAAAAGTTGTCCATCTATGCTTAAATCGGCCAAAACACTCTCGGAATCTTCCGGTGTTCTGCGTGGGGTTGCCAAAAGCCAGCCAGATGATTTCCGTATTGGCATCAGTGAGCGCACCTTCAGCAACTTCCCAGATGCGGTCTGAAATAGCGCTGGCTTCGTCAAATACGACAACAATTCTTTTTCCCTGGTTGTGAGCACCTGCGAAGGCCTCTGTGTTGTAGTCCGACCACGGAATGAAGTCTGTGCGCCAGGTCTTTTCCCTCGTTTTGTCTGTAACCTTGATGGCCGTGGCTTTGACATCGAACCAATGGGCATTTATCGCCCGGCGGAACCATTTAGAGACTTCTGGGACGGTTTTTGTATCAAGCTGGGTGGCAGTGTTGGCGGTGACGATAACCTTAGTATCGACGGCTGTGGACATTCCCCAGTGGATGAGCATTGCAACCAAAGCACTTTTGCCGATGCCGTGGCCGGATGAGACAGCAATGCGTAAAGGCTGGAAACGTGTACCAGGGTTCCCGAGATGACCAGAAATGGCTCCCATGATGTCGGATTGCCATTTCCTTGGGCCGGCTGACTCTGCGAGATCATCCCGGCTCCAGTCCCAGGCAAACTTAGCCCACCTAAGCGGGTCTTTAGCTGAACGTATAGCTTCTTCAGCAAGCTGGTCCTCAAGGTTCGTTGTTTGGGTTGCCAAGAATGGAGTGCTAACCAGGCTTTAACGCGCGCCACTTCTACATCGGATTCGGTCATGCCTTTAAGGTTTTCAATGCTTTACTTACGATCAGCTCAGCTTCTTCTGGCGAATAACCGGATTTCTCCATTTCCCGTAAGCACTCTGTTGCAGCCTCAGCCAACGTCATGTATGAGAAGTTGTGTCTGACGTAACACGCAGCCGCTTGCCTAATGCGAATAAACTCCCTGGTAATCGTTACTGGATCTAAAAGACTATTCATTTATCCTCGAGCTTCAGGTAAGCGTCTTCGGGATAGCCGTGATTTACGGCCAATTGACGCAACCACAACTCATGCCATTCTTCAGGCGATAGGCGAAACAACCGTTCTCTAGCTGCGAGTACCCCAAGATTGTCAGGAGTTTCCATCGCCCACTCTCTCTTTCGCCCTGCCCATCCTGTCCGCCAGGGTTAGGTTGATCTCCCCAGAGTGCTCGACTGGCTGTGTAACCTTGCCCTCCAGCCGCTCTGCCGCCTTCTCCACAATCATTACCCGCGCAATCTGCGATTTACTCGCCATTATTGAGCGGATAAACTGCTCAGATTCAACAGGATCGGAGAAAATGCGCTGGAAGGCTTCGGTGATTGGGAGCTTCTTGGGGCGGCCGCTTGGATTGCCAGACTGTCCAGGCTTCCACTGATATGGCTCAAGGTGCTCAGTTTTGGTCTGCCTGTTTTCCTGCGTGTTTGCAGTATCGTTTTGAGACGAATCGCTCATCTGGTTTTCAAGGGGCCGTCCACCGCCAAGTTTCCGGCCCCTCGGCTCTGGTCAGCTCCACTGCCTCGTTTAAGGTCAGGGAGTAGCCCACCCGATAAACCTTGGTATGTTCCAGCCCATCCCAGAAATCCGCCCTGGAGCTGGCCTTGCAGGCCGCTCATTCTCCACCTGGCCTGCGTGCAATCATGACATTCGCATTTAGGGTACATAACTAGAATGGATCCGTTCCCTCCGAGTCGTCCTCGGTGACTCGCAGTGCTAGAGAGTAGGCATTCGCTATGGCTTCAGCCTCGGTAACCCCATAAGCCATCACACCGGGAAGTTCCGGTATCTCAGCTATCCAGCGATTGTCAGACTCTAGTTCAGTTTCAACGCGGTACATAGCCTGGCCTCATGGTGCGGTAGAACTCGTCCAGAACGTCTAGTATTTCCTTGGGAGACATGCGGCTAAGTCGCTGTATTGCCTGTGACTTTCCGGGGTCTGAGCATTTGCATGAATCCGCAAGCGCCTTCCGCTGTTCCGGGCTGACAGATTGTGTAGGTTCCGCCATTGGGTAACTTGGCCTGTGTCTTGATCTTGCGCAGTTTGGCTGCGTCCGATTTGAGCCTGTCCGAGTTCTCTTGCCAGTTAGACAAAGCGCGGCATCTCGAACGGCTTGGGCTTGGGAGGAACGAACCGGATTCCAGGCAACTCGGCCATTGGCAAAGTCTCGGGAATGTAGCCGAGCGACTTAATAAACTCTGATTTGGGGGGTTCTGGAGCTCTGCGGCGGATGTGTCTGCCGGCCCAGTAGTATTGGCCGGAAAGCACCTTGCGCTTTGCCGCCTGCTTATTTATGTGGGCTGACGGATATTTGTCGCCCAGTTCGAAGACACAAATCTTCATTCAGTCGAGGGGAAGGTAACCCTGCGCGATTAGAACCTTGGTAGCGGAAGCGGGGTCAACCGGTTAGCCAACCCCGCCTTTTGCGCGTGGACTTCTCGTGATCCAAGGTTCTTAGGCACACTATAGCTTGGGTATGGCAGGGAGGGGGTACTACTAAATGTTAACTAAATGACCGGGAGTACTTTCGCACCCCAAACCGCTTCAGGAGTATGGTGATCCAAACGTAACTGACGTGCCGTAGCTGTGGATGGGCGTGGATCTCCTTGCGGGAATAGCCTTGCCGGAACAGCTTGCGGACCAGAACGATCTGCGCCCCGGTTAGTTTGTAGGTTGGCCGGCCGCGGGTCACTCAGCTACCCTCCGTCAGCTTTTCCAGCCATTCGGTTACGGCCTGCCGCAGCTTGGCAACATTTTCCTCATCTCCGGGTAGTCCATAATCGTACATGTCATACTCTCGCGCGATGGAATCGAGAGCACTCAACAGGTCGTCTATTTGCTCATTGTTGACAGTGTTTTTCATTTAGCACCCTAACTCTATTTCTCTTGGGCTGCGGGAGAGAGAAAAGCTTGAACAAATACTTCTATCGCTTGCAGACACGATCTGTCTGCCTTGCAATGATCATGCTTGCGAATTACTTCCATCAACGCG